CTGGAGAAGTTACCAGTACGCAGACGAGTGCGAAGCAGATCCTTACCAGTGAACGATGTATCAAAGTTCAGACGAAGATCATAGTTAAATGCAGTGTTACCAACATTAGTTCCATTACGAAGTCGAGCACCACTCACACCATCAAGAACGAAGTTTGCTTCACCTCTGAGTTTGGTAGTAGTGGAGAATTGTTGTGCTTCGAGAACACCAACTTTTTGTTCCAGACCATCCACACGACCACGAAGAACAGCAAGTTCTGCTTGAAATTCATTCAGAAGACGCCTCAGTTCGTCAGTAGTTTCTGAAACACGATCAAGGCAAGCATTCAGAAGTGCTGCTGCCTCAAAACGAGTCATCGACTTACCACCATCAAAGGTGCCGTTAGGGTATCCAGCAACACAACCATAACGCTCTACGAGGTTACCGAGTGCCTGATATGCCCAATCGGTAGGACGAACATCAGAGAATTGATTGACGCTAGTGACCTGTTCAGTTGAAGAATATTGATTGACTGCTACCATATTCAGATCTGCAGCATTCGCAGCAGGAGCAATCAGACCCAGAGCAACAGGTGCCAGCATCAGTTGTTTGATTTTCATAAAGTTTGTTAAGAATTACAACTACGAAGGTTATTTAGATGCCCTGAGATTTATAGGGCAAGCGGATACACGGATTTGAACCGAGGATAAAAGTTTGGAAAACTCTTGTGTTACCACTACACCATATCCGCAAAATGGGAGATTGCTCTCCCAGCGACTTCCTTCACACCAAAGAAGTATAAGACAAATTTTAATATTTGTCAAGCCCCCGATCTGATTTGAACAGACGACCGATGGTTTACAAAACCATTGCTCTACCACTGAGCTACAAGGGCAAAGGTCTCCGAGAGTGCCCTCAGAGAACCAGGCACTTGGTTTTAATAAGGCAGGTGAGGTATCTCCTTTCGGTTCCCATTCTCCTTTTACTTTCCATACCTTATTAAATTTAGAAGAACCAGACATTTCCAGACTTTCTAACTCCCCCACCTCGATTCGAACGAGGAACCTTAGAGTTAACAGCTCTCTGCTCTGCCGTTGAGCTATAGGGGAATAAGTGTGCCGTTGTGGGGGAATCGAACCCCTACTTCTCCAACTCCCTTGTCGGGGTGTCCTGACCACTAGACTACCAACGGTATTTGTATGGTAGGAGGGATTTCTATGTGCCGACAGAATCACCTTTCACATCATCCAGCAGAAACCAGAGAGTGGTGTTGCACTTCCTACATTTGATGGAGTAAGTGTGATATACCTCATAAGGATATAACAGGGACTTACCCTCTATCTTGCTACCGGCATTCTTGTTTAAGCGACAAGTGCAAAGTAGCAACAGGCATACCTGGATTTGAACCAGGGATAAGGCTTTAGAAGAGCCGTGTGATAGTCCACTTCACTATATGCCCAAGAGACCCCCCATCTTTATCGACCCAGTGGGCAGGGAGGTGCAGGACTTAAACGAAGTTTGGACCTCCGTTGCCTATGAGAGTATTATAGAGTATCAGAGGCGATCCGTCAACCTTTTACTTCCTTGCGGGCGTTCTTCTCTTCAGTAATCTCTCCTCTACGTGCTTTGACCAGTTTAGCGACTTCTTGAAGTGCTTTACGAGCACGGGTTCCTGCTGCATTATTTCCGGCAGTAAACTTTTCGTCTTCTACTTTCCAAGCTTCAATAGCATTAAGTAGTTGTTGTGATGTTTCAGGCATAATAATCTCCAATAAAATAAGATATGTTTATATAGTTAGTTTTTAGTGCAACCATCATTCCAAGGAGAACATAACCTAATTTCCCCTCCTAGTGATTTACACTCTTCGGTATAACATAAAGATTCATCAACTGGTTTTTCTGAAAATATTGGAGAATGAATTTTTACAGGTTTTTCTCCAGTTTTTTCCCAATAATCTGAAATTGCTCTATCAACATCTCTGATAACTCTACGATTTAATTTTTCAGGATCTTTAAGTATAAACTCATTTAGAATAGTTTGTGGGAAATACTTTCTCTGTATTTCATCTAATAAGTCCCAAAGTCCATTTTGTGATACTCCTGTACATTGTGAAAGAATTGTTATGACTGAAGACAATACAATTCCTATAATAGCGTATTGTTTTATATCTGGTTTCTTTTTACCAAAATTAAACATAAGAAAGGGGAGCATAAAACTCCCCATATATATCAAACTTCGGTCTTAATTAGACGAGAAGCATAGTCATAAGCGTATGAAGTGCGAGCACCTTTGTGTCCCCACCCCAACCAGTTATGTGCGAGTCTCATATAGTAATGAATCGAGTTTCCAGGTTTTTTAAGTTCGTGTTCGATTTCTTTCCATTGAGTCTCATTAATCATATAATGAAGTTGCGTATTAATAGATGATGGATTTCCACCATATCTTGCAGCAAACTCACCCAATCCATCATAACGATTTGTGGAGGTCCATTGGATAATACCAAATCCTCCAGAAGTACATCCTCTATAGGATGTTATATTACCACCTTCACAGATATTCGGAACAAATGTTGATTCTTGTCGAATATTGCCCATAATGGTGGCGAGGGCATACTTATCTTTAATACCACGATTTTGAAGAAACTTCAGAGTGATATTTTCATAGGTATTACACCCTTTACAAATTAACCTTGTCTCTTTTGGTTTTTCTGGAGCAACCTCGCGGATTGCTGTCTTTGATGTAGGCTCCTCTTGAATAATAGAAAACGGTGGAGGACCACCCAAAGGGGGAGGAGGAAACACTTGAGGCAGTGAGGCCGTATTGGTTGTAACCATTGCTAAAAGAGGCAAGGTTACTGTAAAGAAATTTTGCATTTAGTTAAATAGAATTCTACATCCGTATAGAAGAGGGGTATACCACCTCTCTCGAAGGGCATCTTCCACGGCTCTGGTTGTCACGATCACAGACTCATAATAATTACCCCGCTCATAACGGGGATTTTTTCATAATAAGTTAATATTTATGATTTGTCAAGTAATCCAGATTTTAAAGTGGCACAAGATAAATATGTAAAGAACTTAAAATAAATGCCCAGAGAGTGGAATACTCCTCATCGTGAGAAGTGGAATGCTCCTATACACAACATCCTAAAAGCAATTGATAATCACACTCAAGAGTACTTCAAGAGTGGTGATGTTTGGCATCTAGAGAAGGCAGATATGTTAAGAAAATATTTAAATGAACTCAAAACTTGGATTCATAAAACAGAGGGAAGATGAAACTTAATCTAACCAAATTAATTTTTATAGTTTGTTTTTCTGCAATTGCTTTTGTAAGTATCAATTTTATTGCTTGCAACTTTATGATTCCAGGAACAATAAACAGAGCAAATGTAAACGGAGAATTAAAAAATCCTCCTCCTTTAGATTGCAAAGAATCTGAAAGAAGAGGATATGAAACTTTATTGACTATTTTAACTACAGTAATTGCATTAAGAACAAAAGTAGAAGATTAAGACATCCAGAGTTTTCCTTCTGCTTTTCTTCTTCTTAACAGTCCTGCTTCCACTTTACTACCAGGATTGCAATAAAGTTCTAATGCTTTTGGAACTTCATTCCACTTCTTTTCTCTAAGGACTCTGGTTATGGTATTAAAATTGGAATTCCCATAAAAATCAGCACCAAGATTATAAGAAAAAGATAGAATAGATCCTTGTTGATTCTCATTCATCTCACTCCAATAAGGAATAATAGATAATTTTGGAAGAAACCGATTGAGTATATCTTGTTCCAAAAGACGATCAGCATATTCTTGTGTAATGACTCTATCTCTCTTAAAAGGAGTATAATCAAAGTCACGAGTGCTTCCCCAACCAATCGTAATAGGAAGTCCTCCAGTCAAAGGATCTGGATACGCTTTTAGATGGCACCCTTCAAACTCTTTAATTAACTTAATTCCGGGTGCAGAAATACTCAAGACTTTTTTACATCAAAAATTCTCCCCCATCCATCATTACCACCAGGACACCACCTGCGTGAAAGATCTGATCTTTTGTAGACGGCACCTTTACCATTGGTTACTGATCCAGTATAACCATCGTTAAGACTGCCGTAAGGATCATTAACAACATAATCGCCAGAAGAAGTTTTACCGATCACTACAAGCATGTGACCGCCAGTAGGAGCAGATAAAGGACCCCTATGAAGAATACCGATAACGACAGGTTTACCATCAGATAAACTATTATCAATATCAGAAAAAGAAAGATTATAACTAAAGTTCGACTTAACGCCATAACTTTCAAGAACACGGGTCTGAACTGCGTGATCTGTTGAGTCACCGATTGCAATAACTTTTTTAAGATATGCATCATCACCCTTTGCTCCGATTAAAGTTCCGGGTTTAAGAAACTCAAGGCACATCGCACAAGCAGAGGAATTACAAGTTCTATCTGGTTGAGTGTAATTATCCGTTTGAGGATAATAAGGAACTACTAAAATATTAGATTTAGGTGCTTCTTCTTTTGTCCTGAAAATTCTTACCCAATTAGCCTCATCTTGCATCAGATCATTTGCCTTCAGAAGCAAATCTTTTTCAAGTTGATCTACTGCTGCAACATGTTTTGGATTTTTTGAATCGAAATGTATAAAAAAGTTATTAAGATCAATTTGCATTTTTTTTATTCTCCTATGTATTCAAGTGAGTAAATATCATGATCTTCAATATCTGGATTCAACCATTCATTAAATTCTGATTGAATTGCATGTGCATCTTCGATATTATCTTTATCACATAGAATATGTATGCGATCTACTGCCCAGTCGTGAGATGATCGAAGAGTTTGTTCTAAAAGAGTCACATTAACAGTCCTATTCTGTTGAATTTTACCATTATGTAAGTATTTTTGCAACACTCTAAATACGGTATGCACAAATTTAAACATGACTTGGAAATATAATGGAGAAGATTTTGTTGATGTTCCAAAAGGAATGGAAGGATTTGTTTATATAATTACTAATCTTATTAATCATAAAAAATATATTGGTAAAAAACACTTCTGGACAAGACAAAAAGATAGAAAGACTGGTAGAAGAAAAACAAAAGAAAGTGAATGGAAGTCTTATTTTGGATCTTGTGATGAATTGAATGAAGATGTAAAGTTATTAGGTAAAGATAAATTCTTAAGAGAGATACTGTATCTTTGCCCTCATAAGAAAAGTATGAGTTACTATGAAACATACGAACAGTTCAGTAGAAATGTTTTATTGAGTGAAGAGTATTATAATACCAATATTGGTGGTAATTATTATATGAGTGAGTCTGAAAGAATCTATGGAGTCGTCCTTAAGAGCTCAGAGTATTATTAACTACAACTTATCTTCAACGGGAACAAACCTATTCTACAGGTATTTTTCATAGTTGTCAAGGGGGGGTTGATAAATAATCAATAAAGACTTATAATAATGTCAGTTTACGTAAATAATATTGTTATTAATTCGGGAGCAGATTTCTCTCAAGAACTTACTCTTGAGCAGAATAGTGGAAGTATAATCAATTTAACAGGATATGGAATATCTTCTTATATTCGTAAGCATTCGGAATCATCAACTATTATTGCAGGATTTGGAGTGACTTCTATAAACATTCTAGGTGGAAAAATTGAATTGTCTCTAGGATCTAGTATCACTTCTGGTATTAAAGAAGGAAGATATGTTTATGATATTCTGGCAATAAAACCAAATGGTGATAGGAATATTATTGTTGAAGGTGGAGTCTTGGTTAGAGCAGGAATGAGTTCATAAAATAAATAATATAAACATACAAAAATAATAATGTCTGCGGTATACGTCTCAAATATAATTGTCTATACTCATACAGATTTTGAACAAACTTTTGTATTGGAAGATGCTACAAGTAATAGTGCTTTAAATTTAGAAAATTATACAGGATCCTCACAGTTTAGAAAATATGGTAGTTCTTCGGTTGCAGGAACTTTTAATACTCAAATAACTAATACGTTATTAGGAAAAGTAACAATAGAATTAAATGCAAATCAAACTAAAAGTTTAAAGGCAGGAAAATATTTCTATGATATTTTAATGACTGATGGTAATGGAGATAGTACCAGAGTTGTTGAAGGAACTTTAATTATTAAAAAAGCAATCACAAGATAATAAAAAAGCACCCTTTTGAGGTGCTTTTAATTATGTTATGGTTTTAGATCATAAACCTAACATTTTTTTTAATTTATCTCTTTTTGAATCTTCACGCTTATTACGCTCCCCAAATAAATCATCTCTACGGGTTTTTAGGCGACCTTGCATTCTTTTTGCCTTTTCTTCTCTTTCGCCTCTTGGAAGTTTATTCAATCCTTTACTTCTACCTTGATGTTGATTATCAAGAACATTTTGTGCTTTATAAGTTGCTTTTACACCTTTATCAATTTGCTTATCGGATTGGTCTGCCGCTGCCTCTACAATCGTTCCAATAGTTTCTGCATCCATCTCAAGCATTACATAATGTGCTTCGTCTACGGTGTCTACGTGCCCCTGTGAGAGCAGATACTCAAGCACAAGGTCATAGGCATCATCATATTCATAAGATGCTTTAACTGTGACTGGTTTTGTTGGTTTTTCTATACTCACATTCTTAATATCGGAACTTGTAACATTTGCACCTTTTTGACGTAGTTGAGATGCTGTTGTCATCGCACGAATATTCTCAATATCCTTACTTATTGGTCTTACAGTTGGCATAGGAATCTTTCCGCCAGACTCTGCTGATTTTAAAATATCCTTCTGTTGAGGGGTTCCAACCTTTTGAATCATCGGTTTGTTTGTAGATGCCCACTGGGACATTTTAGAGGGTTGTGCTACTGATGGAGAAACTTTAGCGGTAGAGGTATAACGCTGCTTCTCGGTATCAGACCACGCTTTTGCAGTAAAGTCTTTACCAACTCCAGTTCCTTCTACTCCACCCAATTTAGAAAGAACAGGTGCTGCAGGTTTTGGTGGTTGTGGTTGTGCTGATTCTGGTGGTTGTGCTGGTGGTTGTGCTGATTCTGGTGGTTGTGCTGATTCTGGTGGTTGTGCTGGTTTTGATGCTCTTGTTAGTTGTGCTCTACGTGCTGCTTCTGCTTCTCTACTTAATTTTGCAGGATCTGCTTGACCTACTCCAGACCTCCAATCTTGAGATTTCAACGTCTCATATCTTTTTCTTGCTTGAGGAGACCACTCCTGAGGTTTAAAATCTTTACCGACTCCTGAACCTTCTATTGTTTTACCATTTACAGTTTTTTTTGATAAAACATTTTGACCTGTAGGTTGTTGCTCGAATATTATTTCATCTTGCTTACTATAAACATTAGTATATGCTTCCATCATACTTTTTGCTTCACTTCCAGTAATTCTAGACATTTTTTACTTTTTAGTTCTTTATAATTTTATTTATAAAAAAAGAGGGTCTTTTGAGATCCTCTGTGTGCCAGTTTTGGAAGTGATATTGAAATCAGGATGGAGGATTAGTAAATTCTCTCCCTCTAATTGTAGATTTTTGAGTAACAGATCCTCTTCCTGGTTGTGGTTTGCCTTTAAGTCCGGGAGTTGTATTATGACTCAATTCAGGACCTCTAGCACCACCTCTATTTTCATCTGCTCTTTTCATATCTCTATAATCTTGAACTGGATCTTCACTAAGAATACTCTGCTTCCATTCTTGACTCATATTTGCCATAATCTTAAGTGCCGATTCTTCGGTGTCGGCATACCCTTCATCAAGAAGATGACCTTTGATTACATCAAATACATCAAAGGACTGTAACTGATTTTTCTTTTTAGGATCGGCAGCAAATCCTTGTGCAGCTCCTGCCAGTCTATCCCTTATATCTCCTTGATTAGTTCCAACAGCATAAGTTGCAGTAGGAAGTGTTGCCTGCTGCACAGATCTTGTAATTCTACCTGCTTTTGTTGTCGGCTGAGTCATAAGACCAGTTGCTTGCGATAATCCTCTTCCAACAAATTTTAAAAATTCTGTAGCTTTACCTTCATCCAGAGCAATATTATTCTGGATTAAATCACCGTCTATAATTCCTTCATTAACTAAAGCATTATAACATTCAATAATTGAAAGTTTAATTTCTTGCTCTTCGGTTAAAACTTGAGAATAAATGCTTTCATATAACGAAGCCATATGACTTACTTGTTTTGATGATGAGTATGACATTTTACAAATAAATTTTTACTTTAAAATATTTATAAAAAATATCATCTAAAAACTATATTCAAAATAATTGCAATACAAATGCCAAGAAAAAAGAAAATGTTAGGTTTGAAGTAATTGTTATAAAAATTTTTCAAAAGTTTTTTCATCATTGGGGTTGATAGACGACCCTTACTTTAACACAGGTCATCCCAAAGGTCAAGAACTTATCATTTAGATGGAACAATTTGAGCAGGTCCAGCATATCCTGGTCTTCCGGAAGGAACAAGTTGATTTAATCTAGATTGTTGTGCCGATCTTCGTTGTTGGGCGAGTTTAATTGCCGCAGGAGCTGCTACTTGGGTTCCCAAAGCAACTCCAGTAGCAATAGGACCAGCGAGTCTACCTAAACCAACTCCAGCAGTTGCTACATCTGCTACTTTACTTACAATAGGATTATTTCCAGATGCTTTTTTAATAACTTCACCAGCAATATCAGCACCAAATGCACGACCAAATTTTCCAATCATAGATTTAACATTAAACTCATTTAATTGATATGCATCTTCGCAAAATTGTTTATATGATTTCATCAATCCTTTTTTAGGTATTTATAAAAAAAAGAGTCCCGAAGGACTCTTAAGCAACATCATTATTCTCATCATTCAACCAAACATCACTATAGTCAAAATCACCAAACATAAACTGATCGTATTCTGCAGCATCTTTATAAGCGGTTTTTATTTCTTCAAGATTCCAATCAAATTTGGAATCATTTTTAGGTATTTTGGAAGTCATTTTTTACAAATCTACCATTAGTGTCTCTAGAAAGTTTTTTTCTTTTCCCTTCTTCCCAAACTTTTTTCATAGATTGACGCTTTCTTTCAATCTCTTCTGGAGTTTGTTTTCCGGGTCTTCCCATTTTATGGGCAGATTTTGATTGTTTTGATCTTATTTCTGGAGTTCTTTTATATGGGGTATATAGATTTTTATATTGTTTTGGTGGTTTATCTCCACCGTTAGTTTTATTTTCTAAAATACCTGTTTCCAAATCCTTTCTTCCAAAAACAGAAATCATATACTTTTCGTGATCGAATGCTTTTTGTTCTGAAATATTTACTTTAAGAAATAAAATATACTCTTTTGGGGGAACTGTAACATTATGTGTTTTACTATATGCCCTATTACCCATTCCTTTGCCGATATAATAAGGAGTTTTATCCTCACGAAGATACGCATAAGTATAAAATCTATTAAGATTTACCATAACTGATCTTTAGTTGACTGCATTAATATTTATGATGTAGAGGAGAGTATTTCTACTCTCCAGACCTGTAGAGATTGCAGTCAACTTCAGGCATTTCTATTTAGAAAATTAAACAAAATACAATTTATAACTTAAATCCAGCAAAACTATCGGGTCTAACATCTGATTTAATTCCACCAACTAAATATGAAGTAATTTCAGATTCTTGTGGGGCTACCTGAACTTCTTTAGAATTTAACCAATGAGAAGTCCAGGGAAGAGGATTATTTTTTGCAGGAATATCATAAAGAGGGCGAAGACCAATTGCTTTCATTCTACGATTTGCAATCCACTCAACATATTGCTGAAGAAGTTTATCATTCAGTCCAATCATAGATCCATTCTTAAACAGATATTCTGCCCAGTGTTTTTCTTCATTCACTGCCTTCTCAAAGGTCCTATAGACCCACTGTTCTTCTTCTTTGGATATCTTTACCATATCTGGATCATCACCCTCCTTCCACTTGTTTAGAATGTTTTGAGTGATCACCAAATGTTGATTTTCATCCCTTGCAATTAGTGAGATGATCTTTGCACTTCCTTCCATAAGTTTGAGTTCGCCAAATGCAAAACTGCAAGCGAAACTGACGTAAAAGCGAATACCTTCAAGAATATTAACGTTTGCAACT